AGGTCGTTTAAGGTCTCTTCTCTATTTACCTTCTTAACAATAGCCTCTTCGCCTACCCATCCGTTCCCTACAATGTAGTTCACCTTGCCTCTAATGATAGCGTTGTGCTTGGCTGATTTGTTAAACAAGTCTAAAAGGTATTGAGGATAGTCATTATTTTGACCATACTGCATATAACCTTCGCCTTTTTTCTCTTTATATTCTGGTTGCTTTGCTTCCGCAAATGTCAATACTTGTATTTCCATTATTGTCTAATTGTGAATGTGCTTGTTGTTTCGTATTCTGTGAATGATATAGTAGTTCCCGTTAGCTCCATTATGCCGGTTTCTAGCAGGTTTAAGCCTGTCGGGTCTGTATTAGTAGTACTTGCTTGTTCGTATATTGTATAGGTGTATTGCCCGTTTAATGCCGTATTAAAGAAGCTATTTACAACAATAGTGAACTCGTTGTACCTTTCTTTGTAAGCACTTATGTCTGTGTTGTTTAGCCTTACAAATTTGATGTCCGTGTTCGTGCTTCTATTCTCAAAAATGAATAGATAGTTCGGACTTGTTAAAAGCTGCTTCTCAGTCAAGGTAAGGATTATATTTTGGGTTTGCCCCTTGTTTAGTCTTATCACATCTATAAATATAAAGTATGATGATTGTTTGCAAAATAAAAAACCCCCGCCTAATTAAAGACGAGGGCATCTATATACAAAACCAAAACAACCTAAGAACCTGCGGTAGTTAATTGACCTGCCACAGTAGAGTTTACCTCTGGTGCAAGGGCTGCTTCCGCACCTGTGAAGGTTAAAGTGTAACCACTTCTATCTCCTTCGGCAGTACCTGTACCTGCATTACCTGCGGTAAGGTCTAAGCCTCTTGTTTTACCTAAGTACCAGTATTTGCCATTGTTGTCTTTGGCTACTGCTACTAATGTGTTTTGAGCTAATAACAAGATTTCGTTTCTTGTGTTAGCCTGTAATTTGTTTAATATGATAGTTAGTTCAGGAGCATAAAAGATAGTTCCGTTCTGTACGTTTGCATTAACATTCTCAACTAATTGAGAAGTGCCTTTTACAAGTTCGTACTTAAAGAACTTCTTGCCAGATGCTTTTACAAGAGCAGTAATTACACCACTCGCCTCTGTTGTAGAGGTAACATCTCCTGCTGCCATAAAATAAACTTCGGTTATACCGCCTAAACTGTCTTTACAATCTAAGGTATAATTTTGAGTTAAAGCACAAGCCATTGTTATTGAATTAAATTAGTTTGAAAAAATGGGTAGGTATATTTCAACCTACCCTATAAATTATGCAAGGATAAACTTCACTACTTCGTCAGGGAAGGCAATGTTTACACCCATCTTAAACTCAGATACAAAACGTACTTGGTCAGCTTCTTTTGCATAGAAAATCTCAAACTTCTCTTCTTCGTTCAATAAGTCTGTACCTAAGAACATATTGCTTAAACGCATAGCGTAAACCTTGTTAGTTCCGTTAAGACCTGCAACAGCAATAACTTTGATTGTAGTACCAGGAAGTACAAATTCGCTATCAGCTTTTACATCAATTTGGTAATTGAAAGAACCGCTATTTTTAAGAGCAACAGTATAAGTACGGAATAAATCTTGACCGCAGAAGATAGTCATATCATCAGCAGCTACAACTTTTGCAGGAATTGCTTGGTAAACACCATCAAAGATAGAGATTACGTTAGCAGCAGTAATAGAGCTTAAAGGCGCACCACTAATAAAAGTAGAAGCGTTTGCAGCAACAACACCAGAAGCAGCACCGATTAATTTTACAAGCCCGTCAAAGCGGTTAAGATTAACATTCACACTTGAAGTGTCGCCAGTCCATAACGCAGTCTCTAATTGTGCAGCGATTGTCTTAGCTTTCTTTTCGCTATACTCTTGCTCGAAAGGTACGCTATCGTACATAGAGCCAGTAGGTAAAGCTTTTTGTAAATACTTAGCTTCTAAATCCTTAGGGCAAAGAGCTTCGTTTACTTTAATTTTACCCGGAGTTACAGTACGCTGAGTAAAGGTAGTAGAACCAGAAGCATTAAAGCCACATGAAGCACCATCTTGGAAGATAGCGTCAGTTTCCATAATGTTAATCTTTTCGCTTGACTTTACGCCAACCATAACGTTACCTGCACTCTTAATAAGAGCAGCAGTTTTTGCACCCAATACAGATGAAGTTACAAGTAGAGCTTCGTTTTCTTTTGTATAGTTTGCTAATGCAGATACATCAAATCCCATTTTATTTTATTTTTATTTGTTTAATAAAGCGTTTCTAAATTTTTCAATTCTATCGTACTTCATATTGTGAGTAGTTACGTTAGAACCAAAGTTGTTTTTTGGCTGCGCAATAGGTTCAGCGTTAGGTGTCTTAGTAAGTGCTTCTATAAGTTCAGCTACTTGACTAAAACCATTCTTAACTTTTGCCTCTAATTGTGCTACTTGTGTTTTAAGATTTTCGTTTTCAGCTACTAAATTCGAAATTTCGTCAGCCATTTTCTCATCATACTTCTTGCCCATTTCAGCAGGTGTTTCGTCAGCTTCTTTTGCTTCTGCCTCTGGTGTTTCAATAGATAAGATTTTTGCAGCTTCGTCTAACTCGATTTGAGTGCCGTCAGCTAATTGGTGTTCGCCCATTGGAGCAGGTGTTCCGTCTGCTAGGGTAACTTGACCACCGATAGCAAGTTCGCTAATCATAACCTTTGTTCCATCCATAAGGCTATATTCTGCGAATGTAACAGGTACTTCTTCGATAGGTGCTTCAACAGGAGCAGGTGCTTCTACTGGTGGCATATCTTCGAACAAAGCCCTAATTTGCATTATTGCATCTTTTGCGTTCATCATTCTTTTTGTTTAAATATTAATAAAAGATTTAGTTTATCATTTAACCCGTTGCAATATTTCCTTTATTGCATTCATAAGTTCTTGTTCTTTGCTTGGCTTAGTCTTGTAAGTAAATAAACCCTCTACGCTAAACCCTTTGAATTTGCCCTCTTTAACGTCGTTCCAAACACCCTCATTGTCTACCTTAAAGCTACCGAACCAGCTTCCATCAGGAGCATCTTCAAAGCCCTTCATTGGTAATATACCCCTGCTCTCGTCTGTAATAAAGCTCTCAAACATTGTTACCCCTTCTACCTGAGCATCAGGAGAATGCATTAAGTTTACGTTTGATTGGTAGCCTTTTTTGAAAAACTTTTGAGCAATCTTAAAAATAGTATCCTTAGAGAACACCACATAGTAATCGCCGTAAGTAGCATCGCTGCGAAAAATAGGTACATCAGCCAACATAAGAGGGCCAGAAATAATTCGCTTATCTTCGCTAACCACTTCAAAGCGTTGTTGGTTCTTAAAAGCATTCCAATTCTTTTGTATAGCAGGTTTGTCTACTAATGCAACGTAATCTACTTCTGCATCGTCATTCATATCCTCGCTAATGTCTAATAAATAAACAGGTAAGTCCATAATCTTAAATATTAAGTCTTTTAATTTGTTATCATTTAACCGAACCTTGCCCTTTGTCTTATAGCAGCGATACGTTGTTGGTTACTCGTTACATCGTTCTCTACAACGTAAGCTCTAACGGCTTGGTTGCCTATTGCGTTGATTGTCTGATTATCTAAGGTAGTTGTTTGTGCTTGTGGTTGTGGGGGTGCTATTGGTGCTCCTGCTGATAGGCTTGGTGCAGAAGCTCCACCACCTACTGTTCCTGTACCCTTTGCAGAAGGAATATTTGTGCTAACAATCTTTTTAACGTTTATTAAACCGGCAGCAATTACCGCACTAGCACCTACAAAACCAAGAACACCACCCTGACCTAATGCCTTTGTAGCACCTTGATAAGTATTAATGATTGCTTGTGCAACCGCAATAGCTTTTCCGGCTACACTATTCTGGTCTACTATTGCACTAAGTAAAAATAATGCACTTTGTGTGTCAGAAACTTTTGCATCTAATCTTTTCTTATCCTCAGATGCTAACCATTTATTTACAGAGTTTATATTTTTAGCTGCGTCTTCATTCGCTTTTTGTTGCGTTTGAATAGCTTGTAAAGTAAAGTTTTTTGTTTTACCTAGTAATGAAATTTGATTATCAAAGATTTTATTGTTCTCCTGTTCCTGCCTTAACCTTTCTTCTTGGTCTAGTTTCCCAATCTCTTTTTGTGTTAAAATTTTAGCATTTACTGCATCTTTCCTTCTCTTGTCATACTCAGCTAAATATTCTTCTGTTAGCCTTTTTTCGTCTTCAAGTTGCTTTTCAATTCTTGCTGACTCTGCTTCTGCTAGTGCATCGGCTGTTTCTTTTGCTTTCGCTTTTCTTGCTGCTGCTTGTTTAGCTTGAAATTCTAATTCTGCAACTTCTACTTCTGTGTTAATTTTTTTAATTTCTGCTGCTGTACTTATAGCTCCTTCTACATCAGCATTTTTTGTTTCATTTAGAAATCTTTGTTGTGACTCAGCTCTGTCTTTTCTAAATCTTTGCTCAATATCAAATATTTGTTTTTCAGTTGCCCCTGCTGACTTAGCTCTTGCAATGTCAAGTTTTTCTTTATTAGCTAAAAACTCTTGTTCTGCTTTTAATCCTACTTTTGCTCCTTTTAAAATAGTATCGTTAAGTTGTTTTTGTTTTTCTGCTGCCTTTTCTGCTGCACTACTATAACTTTGAAATGCCGCAACTATTTCTCCAAGTGCAACAACAAGTAAACCTAATCCTGTTGCAGCAATAGCACCTTTAAGAACCTTAAAAGAAACAGATGTAGCCTCTACACTTACACCAAATAATCTCATAGTAAATGCAGTAGCTTTGTTAGCTAATTCATTTGCCTTTAAGAATATTGTACTGTTTGCAATTACTGTACCTAATTGCTTAAAGCTATCGATACTTTCTCCTACTGCTTGTAAGCCTTGCGATAAAGCCATTGCTGATTGTACCTGCAATAAAGCTTTTTCTACTTCTTTTGACTCAACACCGAATAAAGCAATAGCTCCTTGTGCTGCTGCAAAACCACCGGCTACTCCACTAAGAGAAGATGTTAAGGCTTTAAACTTTGCATCTGGGTTAAAGGCATCTACTAAGCTTTTAGCATCTCCGATTGCATCTTTTAATTCTGCTGCTCTCTTGGCTGCTGCTACCGCTTCCTTAGATGTAGCACCAAACTTATCAGATAAAGCCTGTACTTCTTGCGTTGCTTCTCTTAACTGTGCTTTTAATGTACCTAATGATTGGTTAGCATTGCCTTCTACATTAATATTTATACCTATGTTCTCTTGTGCCATTAGTATGATGTTTCTATTACTTTAAGAAATGATAGTTTAGTAGTGTTGTATTCCATAGGGTTAAAGTTCTCTACTTTGTTAAGCCTGAATAAAACCCCGTCTATATATACATACTTACTAAAATCTAAGTTGAAAATGTCTATAATATCAAGTAAACCAAAGCACGTTAATAGCTTACTATCCTTGCTTGTTATCTCCGCAATATAAGGACTATGATAAGCGTTAAATACGTTTGTGCTTGGGTATCTGTTAGGACTAAATTGTAGCTCTTTTGGTGCGCCAAAGTTTATATCGTTATTAGGGTTAATTGGGTCATCTAAGTGTCCGGCATAACCATAACTTGTATAAGATGCTAAATTAGTTGCTCCATTCATAATATTCCAACTGCCTACACTTGTAATCTTCTTAGTCTGCATTATACGAATAATGCTATCCATTCTATCCTCTGCATTATTAGTATTTGACTTCTTATAGATTGCCGGAAATACTTTGTCTTGCCCTGTTGCTTGGTACAATGTAGAGGCAGCAAATATAACTTCTAAGGTGTCGGTTTCTTTTACAAAGTCAAACTCAGTATCGTAAATAAAATCTCCATAGCCTTCTGTGTACTTTTTGCGGTAGTTCTCGCCATAGAAGTCGTTATCAGCCTTGAACTTATAATTATAGTACCTGGCATTGATTTCACTCATTGGCTTAATACTTAAAGGCTTTGCTCTATCTATTTTATTAGTCCAATCTTCTGCATTAGCCGATACCTCAGGATAGAAGTCCACATACGGACTAATAACCAGCTCCTTGTCATTAAACTTATTCTCATATACATATAGGTTAAACATCTTAACTATACTCAAAAAGAAATCTCTTTGAAATATACCTTTTGGAATAGTGTCATTAACTTTAATTGTTTCTCCTATGTTTACCTGCACTTGTGTAGGGGTGCTTGTTGTTACACCTATATCTCCACCGGTAATAGCAAGGATAATGCCGTTGCCTGATATTTGCACCTGCATTGTGTCAGTATTAGCAAAAGTAACTCCGCTAACTGTAAATTGGCAGTTCATAAAGCTGCTAACACTTGCATCAAAATCTTGTCTGCCTATCTCTATATTATTCTTATAGAGTATTACAGAATAGTTTGGTAGCGGTGGATTGTAATAAGTAACGTTACCTATTAATAAAATATTTATATCAGTTGTAATTGTTACACCAGAACCATAAGTAAATAACTGACCTAAGCCGTCAAGTGTGAAGTTACCTGCCGTTACCATTGTATATTCTACAATGTTACTCAAATTGGTGTTTATAGTTATTAGCTTCGCTGCTGCGTTGAGGCTTGTATTATTTAACGTTGTTATGTTTGTTTGGTTGTGCGGTATTATCAAGCGGTTAAATATAGCCTCATCAAAGAACGAGCAGTTAAAAGTATAATCTGTTCCGGCAAATATCTTTTGTATATACTCCTTCACATATAAAGCCGGTCGAAACGTTGTATATTGAAAGTCCTTTTTGGCTACTCCATTAACTCCTGTGCTAACATTTCCGTAATCAATAAGCGGATAGTAGTAACCAGAGCCTCCGGCATTATCCCAACTATTGCTAATATTTGCTACGCTATAAGTATGGTTGTAAGCACTAAAATCTAAATCTTCTAAACGTGAATTACCTAGCTGATTAATAAAGCCACCAAGTTCTCCTACTACGCTGCATTGGTATTCAATAGTCTCTTTGTCTATAACTATCTCTAATATTCTTAAAGTGCCTTTGAATATTTGCACCTTGTCAATAAAGATTTTGCAGTTAGCTTGTTTAGTTACGTTGAAATTATAGCCAACGTTCGGCAAGGTGTTGTCTGTGAAGTTAGCATTGTTAAGCTCGAAGATGTAACCAAAGACAAGGTTATTGTTTGCCGTTCCTGGTATGCTAATTGTTTTGCTATAAGAAGTATTGCGGCTACCGAACTCACTTACATCGTCAATGGCATAAGTGAACTCAGTAGATATGTCTTGCAATAGATCAATCTTCTGCTCTTCTATGTATATCTCTGTGCTAATCATTATCTGAATTGGCTTGTTAAGTATTTACCTACTTCTACCTCTATATCGAAGTTAAATAGTTTGTCTGCACTTTCTAACTTATACTCGTAATTTGTTACAGTTATGGTAACAGGGAAGTATGCACCAAGAACCTCCATATATACAATAGGACTTGATACAAGCTGAGCCAACCACGCATAGTCTTGTTCGCTAACCCAATCAGAAGTAAGCCTATATCTATCTTTATGCTGAATAGCATAGTTGAAAGTTGTTTCATTATATCTGTTATATCCATCTATGTTTGTCATTTGTCCACCTACAAGCTGCCAATCGCTTCGCCTATATGATGCTCTTTGATACTCGCTTGACCTTTTATTTACAAGGGCAAACTTTTTTGTGTCCCAACCGCCTAATCTATTTAGGAACTCTAAGTTAAATTGTTGGTATTTAGGATAGCACTTATGTCTTATTTTAATAACCCTAGTTTGTGCTCCACCTCTTTTCAAATAGAAGTTATAGCCGTAAGTATCTTCATTTATAATCGTTCCAGAAGCAAAGTCGTTAATATGTGCTGCTTGTAGGTTAAACATATTGAATTGACCGCCTAATGTTATATTGCCCGATACTGTATTAATTACTGCTTCGTTTTGCCCTACTACTTCTACCCAAGCTGAATAACCGCCCGTTGATATGCGAAGGAACGTAATGTAAAAGTTATCTCCGTATTCTAGTGTTATCTCGTCTGTATCTCTCTCGGTCAAAAAGTCATCGGTAAAGTTTTCTAATAGTAAATTATCGTAATAGTCTGATAATACTAACGGGGTCTGGTTCTTTGTCAAGAACACATCGGCAAACAATGGAGGAACAAAGTTATAGGCTGAGTAGCTGCCGGATGCTAAGTTTGTAGTTGTTACACCGCTAACCTCTTCGCCTATCCTTAGTTGGTAGTCTACTTTGATTTTATCGTTTGATGCTACAAGTATTGAGTTGCCAGAAGGCTCAAAGTAATTAGTCACAAAACTTCTAACCATTGGAGAAGCGTTGAACACCCCATAGCTACCCTCTGCACTTGGAGACGGGAATACCTTTGATCTAATTACCTGACTTCCGTTTATGTAGATGTCATAAACAAACTTAAAGTTTGTAGTTCCGCTATTAGTAGAACTTGTTACGAACCACAGGTTCTCGTGCATAGACGAGTATGGTGCAGGACTACTTGTTATTGTTATTGCCATTGACTGCTTGTTTGATTTGAATTTGCACATCGCCACCTAATGCGACTGCTAAATTTTGGATAAATTCTTTATTAAATATTTGAGCTACTGCTCTGTCAAAGTAGTGTGTAGATTTTAAACCTTTCCTGTGTATGCTACGGGCAATTAAAAAAGCTAAGGACTTCTTGCCCTCTATTCCCTTCCTCTCAGTTCCTAGTCTTGTGTACCTCGATACCGATACCGATTTGAGCTTGTTATATCCTAACCATTTTTCTATTGAACTAACCGGCACGGCTTTCTTACTGCTCTTAAAAGCGTAGGGTGTTTTGCTATCTGCCTTTACGTTCTTAGTACCCTTAACTCCTTTATTGACAAAGTCATAGTATTTAGCTGCTTCGCTTCCTGGTGCATAACCTAAGCTCAAAACATAGCCTGTGCCGAACTTAGTAATGATAGGCAAAGCCGGTTCTGCTAACCTGCCGGAGCTTGTTATATTGTCTTTGTCTAATATCTTAACTAAGGCATCATTGAAAGCCTTACCATACAAAGCAAGGGTTTCCTCTACAACAGGTAATTCTCCTGGCTTTACTGCACTAAATGCCGAGCTTCCTATACTTTGTATAAAGCCGTTCCTTAATGCTTCTATTTGTGCCCTTGATATACTCACGCTAATAAATATAAGGAAGGTCTAAAAATAACTAACCCCACCAAAATTGGCAGGGTCGGTCTTATTTGAGTTTTCTATGCTGCTCCTTATCGAAGTCAGCTTTTGCTTTAAGGTAGGATAGGCTATTTAAGAATTGGATTGTTGTAAGCTCATAGCTTTCATCAACTGTGATATTTTCGTGGTCGGCAACAGATTTGGCACAATATTGCCATCCAAACTGCTGCATAAAATTTGAACCGCCTCTTGTGCTAATTCCGGTGTCATTCCCTTCGCCATCATTTCCTGTATCAAATAAGCCTGAGAAACTTCTATCCAATTTCTGTATACTTGATAAAAAAAAACAACCGATTGATAGATGTGCATAAAGTTAGAGGCTTGTAGGTCTGCTGCATAATCGCTATGCTTGGCTGCATCGTACTTCTCATCTACCCATTTGCCGTACCAAGTCCTACGCTGAGGCATAACCATTGAGGCTGCTAACTTGTGCAGGTTACCAACTAAGTCGGTGCTAAATACTTTGCTCTCTATGTATCTGGCTGCTTTGATCTGCTGAACATCATAGATAAACCTATAACGCTTTCCGTTTACTTGTGTGTACTTAACCGGCTTACCTTCTATCTTATCGTCTAAGAAGCTGAGTGTACCCCTTAGATTATTGAACTGCTGAATAGTCAAGCTATCCACCTGAGTGTCTGTAAGGTTGTAGATTATGCCTACTAGCTTACTTTCTACATCTAAGTTAGTCCAATCCTTCTCAGGCTTAGTAACTATTGGATAGATTTGTTGGTACTGCCAAACTGTTAATTCGTTCCAAGTCATTTGCGTAGTTTTAACATTATCTCATAGGCAAGATGTCCACCTATGTAGCATAACGCTGCCAAAGGTAAGCAAATTACAAAGAAGTATAGTATTTTAATTATTTTAATGATACGGCTACGTTTGTGGTGCTACTCTTTGCCGGAGGGTAAACTTTTTTAACCTCGCCAGTAACTCCGTTAATGATTTCAAGCCCTTGATGTGGCACCTTCTTTAAGAACTCTTCCATATCCTTTTTACGCTTTGTGGCATCGTTGAAGTCAGCCATTATTTCCTCGTAGTCTGTGCTTTCGCATTTAGAGAAGTCGTATTTAACACCTACCTCTCTAATGTTAAACTTGGCACTCATATACTCAAAGTCTTTGCCATTTAATACGGCTGCTTGTAATACGGCATCTTTGTAGTCCTTGTTGCCCTTTAATGTTTCAAGCATATCCTCTAAGGCTTTAACTTGAAGATGCGTTTTTAACGGGTCAAGCTCCCCTGCGTTTAAGCGTTCAATTACTTGGTGGGTAAATTCCACCCTTTGTTCTTTTGTTGTTTCGAAGATTAATTGTAGTTCCATTTGTTTATATTGTTTCGGGTTTGTAATTCTCAATGTCAAAAAAGCCGATTTTTGACTTATGTTCTGGACTTCTCATTCTGCGCTTAGAAGGTTCGTAACCCTGCTCGTTGCAGTAGGTAAGTATTTCCAGATATGTCGCATCTATGTTATTCATCATTATGCTAATAGGCTCACTTGCGTAATATTTGTCTATGTATTCTTTGTTGCTTTGGGTCATAGTTTTTAATTGTGTAGTCAAATAATGCTGCCATTACAAAACCTGTTGCAATTAGCAGAAGGCAGATAGCGTAAATCATTTTGAGTAGAAGTCTTGTAATTGACCAATAAGGTAACAAGCTGCTACTAATACTGCTAAAAATTGTGCGGTTTCTTTTTTCATTGTGTTTGTGTTTTGATTAAATAATAACCAAATATACAAGTTCTACACAATCCACCAAATATATTTTTGTAACCTTGTTGCAATTATAGGAAGTTGTACCTACCTGTGCCACGTTTAAGGCTGAAATTCTGCCAAGCCAATGCCAGAGCCATAACCGCATCATCATGGAAGCCGGAAGGTGCAGAGTACTTTACCCCCGTTGCCGTGTACTGATACTCAAATACTTCTAACTCCTGGCTTATTATTCCTTCTGGATAGCCTATCTTCCCTTGATGTATCGCAGCCTGTAAGCCTTCCATTAGCTGCTGCTTACTTGAACTTGTGAACTTTAACCCTTGTATCATTACCCCTTCTCTTTGCAGGTCTTCAAGGATAGGGTCTCCAACCCCCGTACTATCGACTAGAATAGGGCATTTAGGCAGTCTAAGGATAGTTTGCTTGGTATTATGCCAATCCATTTGAAAGCGGTCAAAATAAGCCACATTCCCGTCTTCGTCTAAGCCTACTATAACAGTCCAATCGACTGACTTGGCTAGATCAACTCCATAAGCTACAACCGGCATAGTTGTAACAGGGTGTAAGCACTTGCGTATATGTTGGCTGCCGAAAGGGTTAGCTGCGTTCTCAGCCGGGTTTGCCATATACTCTTGTTCAAACACAACCTCTGGAAGTTGCTTTCTAGCATCGTCTATCTCATTAGGGTCTATGTAAGGGTTATCGTATGTAGTAAACTTAAAGCTCTGCCAATCCGGCTCTGCTTTGCTAAACAAACTAAAAAAGTAATTCTTGCCTTTTGGGGTGCTAAGGAATATAGCCTTACCCTTATAGTCAGTTAAGGTAGGTCTTATTGAGTTAAGCCACCCGTCTTCAAGGTTAGGTATAAATGAAGCCTCGTCTACTATTACCAGGTTGAACTTTCTACCTCTAAGGTTGTCCAAGCGTTCGCCTGTAAAGAACTCCACCTTGCCACCATTAGGGAAGCTGATATTTAAGTCCGATTTGTTATTAGGGAAGGGAAGGCTATTACAAAGCTTCTCAAAGAATACCTTTGCCAATTTATAGGTAGGGGTTATGTAAGCAACCTGACCGCCTTTTATTGCGGTTGTAATACATTTGATCTGGCTCAACTCCGATTTGCCGAACCTTCTACCGCACATAACCACAATGTACCTGGCTTCGCAGTCAAGTATCTTCTTTTGGTTTATATGTCCGTTAGGTAGTTCTATCCGCATTAAAGAATTGTCTTGCCGTCTACAAATACTATCTCAATCCTGTTATCTGTTTGTATATCCATTTGTTCCTTTGGCTTACCATAAACACGGGTTAGCAAAGTTTCTAAACTATAAAGGCTGCCCTTCTCTAAGCTCTTACGCATAGCTGCTGCAATCGTCTTTTCAAGTATTGTTGCCTTCGGGTTATCCCATACTGTTTTAAGTTCGTCCAAGTCCATTGACATCATAGCTTGGATAGTATCGTTTATCTCAGCAAGTTTATATCCTTGCTCTTTAAGTAGGCTTACATATTTACGAGGTCTGCCGTTTGGGTTTCTTATCTCGCCTTTCTGTACTGGTTTCAAATTATGTTCGTTTGCCATATCTTCTTATTTATCTCTTTGTTATTCCAAAGGTAACCCGTTCTTTTTAATAACTAATGTTGGGTCAAGTTTACGCATCCTGTCTACTATAACTTGGCAATATTTAGGGTCGAGTTCCATTCCGTAACACTTCCTTTTTAATTGATGTGAAGCAACCATTGTTGAACCAGAACCACTAAAAATATCTAAAATTGGCTTCTCATCTAAAAATGATATACACCATTCCATTACCTTGATTGGTTTCATAGTAGGGTGCATCTTCTCCTCGCCACCCCAATGGTGAGAAAATAATCTACAATTTTTTCCAACATTTGACCAAGCTAATTCAAATTCACTAAAACTTAATCCGTCATTTTTTTTATGCCAACATAACCAATCATTAGTTACATCAAGTCTATTTGTAAAATAATTACCACCCCAAATAATAGCTTGGTCTATTAAAGCTAAAATATAAAAAAAGTCAGGCACTTCGTTATCCCAATCTTCGCCTCTATGAAATTGCTTTTTACCTGTACCAAGTGTTTGTTTATTTGCTTTAATACCATATGGTGGGTCGGTAAGTAAGTTACATTTATCTCCTTTAATTAAAAGTTCTACCTTTTCAATATCCGTACTATCCCCACAAAGCAATCGGTGTTCCCCTATCTCAAATAAATCTCCTAATACTATATCCGTTTCAATCCCTCCGTCTGGAACTGCAAAGTCATCTTCCTCAGCTTCTATAACTTCTGCATCAAAGCCGGGTATGTCTAACCCCCAATCTATTAACTCCTGCTCATCCCAATTATTAGCTAAGTCGTTCCAATCCCACTCGCCATAGCCTACGTTGTCTTTAACTATAAATTCCTTTTGCTGCTGTTCGGTTAATTCACTTGCTTTGATAATCGGTATCTCTTTAAGTCCGGCTTCCTTACAAGCCTTTAATCTCATATTACCACCAAGCACAACCATATCGTCATTAACTACAATAGGTCTAAGGTTAAGCATCTGAGGGAACTCGTTAATTGACTTTACGAGCTTTGCAAACTTATCGTCTTTAATTATCCTAGGGTTGTTAGGGTTTGCTTTAACTGTGTTGATTGGTACGTTTTGTATCATAGTATTCCGTTTATTATATCGTTTGCTTCGTCTATTGCGTCTTCTTGATCTAAGTAAGTGTCTACGTCTGCTATGTGCTTATTGATTAAAGTTTCTGCCATCGCATAGGTGTAGTTGCCTATGGTTGTCATATCATCTCCATTCATACCTGTCTTACATACTGCAACAAAGTAAGCCTTATGTGTTAGGATAAACCATATAGCCCATAACTTTCTCATCTGCCTTGTCCTTTGTATGCTTTTTCTCTGGGGGTGTGCTTGTTAAAAGACTTCTTTGCAGAGCCTCTTTTGCGTTTGCCAAAGCTAACTTTGTTATTGTTTTCTTTAATCTTTGCCATAATTCTTTGCGTGTATATCTTTTAGGAACTCTTTATATTGTTTTTTGTCTCCGTATTCTATGTGGCACTTCCTACAAAGTCCCATCAGGTTTTCTATTGTGTCCTTCTCATTTGTGCCACCCATACCTCTCGCCTCTATATGATGCACATCTACCGCTTGTGAGCCACACACTTCACAGGGAATGAAGTCAGTTTTTTTATACCCCATCCCCTGCAAATAAAGTTGCGTGTGTTTTTTCATAGCTTCCCCATTAAATTTTCCGTTGATTAATAATTAAAAATTTAACTATGAAAATTATTTTCCGTCTATTTCTTTTAGTTTGTTAATAGCCCACTCAACTCCGCTAGTGCCACCCCAAGCATCCCACATAAGACCGCCACAACCTTCGCTATAAGGTACATCTTTATGCTGCTGATGTCTTTTGAATGAAGCCATACGAGCAATAGTGTCTCTGCTTATCGGCTCTTTGTTTGCTAATTGTCTTGCTCTTGCTTTGCCGGTTGCTTCGCCACAAGAACCCCAACCATTTTTCTCTGCCCATTCTATTGCCCTCTTTGCGTTATTAGTTGCACTCTCTGGGTAATCGGTATAGCTATCAGCGAACTTGCCACCTGCCAGGATAGCCTTCCAAACTTGCATAGCTTTCTCTTCGGTTTCGTACACGCAGCCTCCGTTACCAATCCTATATTTTCCGTTTGAGCATTTAATTACTGGCATAGTTTACTATAAATATACTTTCGGTCTAAATTTATCTCCTCAAAGTTATAGGTCTTTTTGCAAAACTCAAATAGTTTATCTCCGCTTTCCTTTCGCATCTGCTCATCATTAACTAAATCTTTGATATGCTTATACCAATCCTTTTGACTTTTAACGTAATGTACCGGCATATCTAAGTAAGGATTGACATAACTAACAACGGCAGGATTCTTTTTTGCAGCCGTTTCTAATACTTTAAGATTTGACTTCATAGCGTTAAACTTGTTATCTACCAGAGGTATGATTGAAATGTCGCTATCTGTGTAAGCTCCCATATATTCTGTAACCTTTGCATAGTTGTAAATAGTAGGGTTAAGTTTTAGTCCGCAAGTAAAGGCGTCTATCATTTTATCCCATATCGGCTTTTCGCCATCGTTGTACCCGGCTATCACAGTTCTTATATTCATACCTTGCAACCTTTTAAAAGGGTGTCTAATTAAATCAAGGTCTCGTTCGTGTGTTCCGCTGCCTGACCAGAATAACCGAACCTTGTCGCTTTGTAGTTTCTCATCTCTAAATTGCTCGTCTCCATAAGGTAAAGCGTTTGGTAAGATGTGAACGTTTTTACTGTATGTGCTTATCTCTGCTGCTAGTCTTTCGTGGGTGCAGGTGCAAAGGTCTGCAACTTCTAAATAATCAGTAATCAGTTTAGGTATGTTATTGAGCTTGTATCTTGAATACAACAAATGGCTTTCGCTAAGTTCCCAATAATCATCATTATCTACTACCAACTTAAAGCCGTACTTAGTGCGCCAAGTGTCCATTTGCTTTGCATCTATCTCGTTCAGCATTCTGTTCATTAGCACAATATCCCACCCCTGCTCTAATAACTCATCATTAAGTACGTCTGTGATAAGCGCATACTCTTTTTCCATGTGTACTATTGGCATCATTATCCTGTGGAAGCCTACACCTGAGTTAGCAGAAGTTATACAAAGTATTTTCATAAGTTTATATAATATGTTTTATTGCCATTAGTATAACCAGATACATTATTGCTATGCAAACTCCATGTCTTTTGTATTAATTCATTTTTATTGTAACCATAAGCATCAATGCTATTTTGCTCAATATGATTTGCGATATATTCTTTAATGTATTTTGTATGCAAACCTGCTGCCCTGCATCTTGTACAATAATCTAAATCTATTGCTCCGTATGGGTCAAGTTCTTCATTAAATGCGCCAATTTTATTTATAGTTTCTTTTGTTATAGTAAGGTTGCCAATTAAATCAGACGTGTCATTACTCATACTATCTAAAGGAATAGAACAAATACCAATAGTTTTGTCTTGTAAAAAGTCATTTCTAATTTGCAACCAATTATCAGGTTCTAAAATATCATTACCCATTATAGTAACATAGTCAATATAGTCATAGTTAAAATGCCTTAACCCTTTGTTAATTGCATAAGATATACCTGTTTCATTAATTATGCTAATAAAATCTATATGCTTACCTGCATTTTTAATATTATGAAACAATGTATTTATGTTTACATCTTTATAGTTTAAGTAGATTATTGCATTCATTATCTTATGTTTGAGCCGATTTCCCTTGCCGGTACTCCTGCGTATTTAGTATTTGGTTTTGCATCTCCTTTTACAAAAGCACTTGCACCTATCATACAATTTTCTCCTACGTTTGCAAATTGATGTAGAACTGCGTTTAGTCCTATGTTAGCACCTTTGTCAATAATAGAATGCCCACCTATTTTTGCTCCGCAGCTTATAGTAACATTGTCTAAAATAGTACAATCGTGTCCGATGTGTGCGTGTTTCATTATAAAACAATTATTGCCTATAAAGGTATCTATCTCCGTTCCTGCATCTATTGTTACAAGTCCTGTAATAACATTGTTATCTCCTATGTAAACTTTGCCTTTTTCTTTTTGCCAGAACTTCTTATGTTCGGCAGGGTCTCCTATAATACAATAAGCTCCGATGTAGTTGCCATCTCCGATAATTACGTTATCGCCTATAATAGCGGTAGGGTGGATAAAGTTAGCCATAGTTAAGTAGTACAAGCGCAGTCATACGCAGGGTTTATGTTATCTAAATCAAATTCCTTAAACAAGTTATTTTGTGATATACTTTTAAGCGTTTCTATTGTTACTCCGTTAAAGTAAGTGTATTTGCTATTCTTTTCGTCATTTATCCATTCGTCTGCAAGTTCTGGGAACTCCCTCAATATTGCTAAGATAGCGTTTTTACCTTTCATAAAACACAAAGTACAGTTGCCTAATATAGAAGGTATTTCCAAAGTGTAAGGCTTTTTGCTCCAATACTCATTTACCATTTGTTTAGTAACCTTGTTTTCAAACAAAGGAAACTTATCGTGTACCTTCTTAAATCTTTGAGTGCGTCTGCTAACTCGCATTGGTTCGTCAAATCTAAACCCTACTAAGTTTTCAAATTCTCTAACTCCTATGCTTCTTAAATATCTTTTAGCAGTTTTAATCTTTAATTCTATTGTGCAAAATCTTTTGAACTGATTAGGTAAGGCTTTATTCTTTTTTAACATTCCAGTAAAGCCACCTTCATAACTTATTCTTGTTACGGGTATATTTTCAAAAGCCTCAAAGTCATTAATAAATTTATAGGTCTTAGGGTGTTCCCTCATAGTATCGCAGAACAATACTATATCTCCCGGCTTATATTCTTGGATAGTCATATAAGCAGAAGTCTTGCCACCGCTAAAATTAATTACTCTTTGCATTACGTTTAGGTTTTGGTTGTTCTTCGTACCAAGTATACAAGCGTTTAATCATATCGAATATACAATTACCGCACCATACTGTTAAGATAAAATCTGCACTCATATACTTCCGGTAAATATGCTCGTACATTTTTAAGATGTCTAAATCAATATTACGCACATAACCATTCTGGACTGTGTGCCAATTACCAACGTTATCATCTAAGAATTTTCTGTGTTCTATTTCCATAAGTTCCACATTAGTTTAGATAGTAAAGGTGCTGCCACTCCCGGTATAAATACAAACGCAATAACATCGGTACATATTGCAGGTAGTAAATATAAACCTAATCCTGTCCAAGCTGCTAAACAACTTGTGCAGCTAAAAGGCTTAAAATCTAGTTTCCACTTCCTATGAAATTGGTGTATCTCTACAAAGAATATTGCAAAGCATATCGCTGCTATAATTATCATTTGCGTAATTGTTTTTTAAGTTCTCGTTTAGTTAGTTTAAGTTCCCTGTGTATTGACATATAAGGTATGCCGGTAACTCTGCTTAGTTCCTTAGCGTTGCAGTTATGCTTGATAGCGTACACCCTTAAAAGTTCGGCTTTGTACCAGTGCATCTTAGATAACTCATCTTCTACTTTGTTAAGCAAGTCCTCGTCTCTATCGTGTACTATTAACTCAACTTCTAATGGCTTCCTGTAAGTCCTATAAAATTGGCTAGTATTACTTTGCATCATGTTAATCATAGTGCGAACCAAGTAGAACTTTAATACGTTTCTTTTTCGCATATCGATTATGCGTTCCTCATCCATTTCGCATAGCACCTTAAATAGTTCACTTCTTAAATCTTCTCGCAGGTCTTCCGGCTGCATTTTATCTATTGCTTCCTTTAATTCTCGGCTCTCCCAAAGTTCTAATATGATGCTATTCTTGTTCATATTCTTTTAAGGTTAATTTGCCGTTCTCTTCGGTTGCTATGTAGCAGAAACAATTTGAAGTTTTTGCTAAGTTTAAAAATGCTATTTGATAGCTGCTGAGTTTATCTCCTATGGCTTTGGTCTCGCAGTATACTGCTACTCCTGTTTGTGTGTGGAAGCCAACAACATCTGGAACTCCTTTAAGTCCTATAAACGTTCTACCTCTAACCGCTAAATTGTTATTGCGCCATACAAAGCACCCGTTTTTGTTTAAGGTCTTTATTGCTTCTTTGGTTAATTCGTTTGCGGTCATAATACAAAACTATACTAAACTTATTGATATTGAGAAATACTTTTGAAAATTCTATAAGCTATCTGTGGTACTATTGCGTTTCCGTATCCGTGTAACTGTCTTGTAACCAATTTAGTGGGTAACCCATTATCCAAGCATAAAATTGGGGGTTCAGTATTCCAGGAATAGCCCCTACTAATCTGTACAACTGTTCCGGAAGGCTTCCAGGTGAACGGTGATGTCTCTTCTGATACATAGGAAAAGAAAGTTTGTTTCGGTAATAATCTGATGCTAATGGGGTAAGCAACCAAATACAACCTTGCACGGTGATGGGGCGCACCGATTTCTGACGCTCTACAAATTCTCCATTCTGCATTATACCCCATTGAGGATAATTCGGTGAGTATTGCTGTAAAGTCTTCCCCTCTGTTAGTTTTAAGAATATTTGATACGTTCTCGGCAACAATAAACTTTGGTCTAATTTCATTGATTGCTCTGCACATTTCATAAAAGAGCTTTGTTCTGCCACCTTGTAACCCTTGCTGACCTTTACCGTGTTGCTTTGCAATACTTGCATCTTGGCAAGGGAAGCCTCCTGTAAGGATATCGATTTTTCCTCTGTAAATAGAGAAATCTGTTTGGGTAATGTCTCCATAAGATATAGATTTTGGGAAGTTTTTTTTAAGATGTTTAATTTTTTCATTATCGAATTCGCAATGAAATACGTTTTCCCATCCGCACCATTCTGCTGCTAAATCAAAGCCACCTATTCCGCTAAATAAACTTCCATGTGTCATTTGAATGTGGTTTTGTTTTGTAAAATTTGTTCCTCAAAAAATAAAGCTACGGCTACGGCTCGTGCTTGGTTCTTTAACCATTGTTCAGTCCATTCGTCTCTGTACTGCTTTGCGCTGATTATATCCATTTTATTAGCCTTGTAGTTAATGATTTCCATTAGTTTCTTTTTAGCAACTGCTCCGTCTTCTTTTGACCAAGTCTTAATGCCAGAATTATGCAGCTTTGTAAATACTGATAAAGGGTTAAACAATTTGTCAAAAGTTCTATTTTCTAAAACTTTATACTCCTGGTAACTGTAATCAATTATCTCTAAATCAGTCAAATGTGGTATTGCTTGTTCTCGTTCCTGTGGTATCATTTTGCGTACTTCGTTTGCTTTTTTCTTGTATCTATCCATAACCTGACTAAAATAAGCCGGGCTAAAATTTTGGTAATGGTCTATGAAGTCATTAGCTACCATTTGCTTAAACGCTACTTTAACCTCGTTTATTGTAAAGCCTCCGTATTGAGTTCTTATCCAATCCTCTAAAATCGCTAACTTAACTTCGCCAGGATTGTTAATGCCTACAAGCTGCATCAAATAAATAAGGTTTTGATTAAATATGATAGAGTTTAGATTCCGGACTCTCTCCCCCGAAAATGCGGTCATAATCTCCTGCTCCGTAGGAAGTAGAGTAGATAAAGTTGTAGTTTTTAAGGTTTTCGAGTTCGTGCTTATCAAGTTTTCGTTGATTATTTGAAGTTCCTTTTGCATATTGTTTAGCGTTTGTTATCCAATTATTTACTGCGTGTTGCCAACTTTTCATAGGGTTCTTACCTACTCTCCACCCGTTGCTCGTGTAGTAATTTACAAATTTTTCGGCTTCTACCTTAGCCTGTTCTGTTCCTATCCGGATTGCCATATATTCGTAAACCTCTTCAAAACTACACTTACTTTTATTATTAATTATATCTATATTTATATTTTCATTTACATTTTCCATATGAGGCTTCATATGAGGTTTCATATGCGTTTCATATGAGGGTTCATCTTTTGGTTTGTTTTTAGGTTTTATATTGTTTCGCCTTGATTCTGTAAAGGTTTTACGCTTTTCCTTCTCAACATCAAGCCTGACATTGTACCATAAACCTTCATCATCTTGTATAAACTTGCATTTCACTTGCTCCCACAAGTGACCAACCGTATGTTGTATCATATGAGTGTTCATATGCCCTCGATTGAATTGAAGCATAAGCAAGTCCATATATGCTCCTTTTTCTTCAAATGTCATTCCCATTGTGCCACTAACATAGTCGCCTGGGTAAAATAAAAATGCCGGGTCTTTTGCCATAAAAAAATAAACCCCGATAGCTGCGAACTATCAGGGTTATTATTATTTAACCACTAAACACATAGGCGGTTCGCAGTTCGTCTATGTGTCTTTTATATCTGCAAATATACACTAAATCTCTTTAAGTTCTAATTTTATACAAAGTTTTTTTAGCTTTGTTTTAAACCAATCCTCAGTTTCAATTAGGTTATTCGCTTGTTTTATGTTATGGATAGCAGTTGTGTGGTCGCTAGTGCCTGTGTACTGGCTTATCTCTTTAAGGCTTAACTTGGTGTACCTTCTAAGTAAATAAGCAGCAGCCTTGCGACCAAACGTTGTTTTTAATGATCTATCCTTAATTAATACATCGCACTCAAACTCTTCGTCTACCAATTTGACAATCGTTCTTGCACCAATGTCTAAACCCAGAGGCTCGTTATCTTCTATGCCTAGTAACCCAAGCTGCTGCATCATTTCGTGTAGCTGCAAATGTGTGTTACGTTGTGCAAAATAAAGCTCCTTTAACTGTCTTATTGATATGTCTTTCTTTCTAGTTAGCATAATTAAAACGGCAGTCCTTCCGTATCTTCTTTTGGTTTTGAATAAGTTTTGTTTTCAGGGTTAAAATCATTAATGTAAATCTTAAAGTCTGGCTGCTTATCTTCTGTCTTGTAAGCGTTTTTCCACATTGAATACTTAACATCATTGATTGTAAAATTAATTACTTCTCCTTTTGCAGTAGTGTTTTTCCAAGCACTTGCACTCCATTTTTTCTCTGTCATTTTTTTTGTTTTTATAGTTTATTAATTTCTTCTATTACCTCTGTTAAAAAAGGGTCTTCCATAAATCTGCCATAAGCTTCCGAGCAAGAATAAGCATAAGAAGATTTTATTGTTTTTACTACTTCTGCTATTGCTAATTCTTTTGCTTCACTTAAACAATCAGTTTTAAGCATATACTTATCTAGCAAATCTACTGCTTTTTCTTCTGCTGTCATTTGATTTTGATTGAATATTTAGCTACTAATTTACTTTGTTTTTTTGTACCAACGTTAATTAATTCCGTTTGTACTTTGTAGCCTTTGCGTTTTAATTCAAATACTACTGCTGCTAATCTCAGGCTATTATACTTCGTTAGAGCCTGGATTGGTGTCAAGGTCTTGCCCGTAAGCAAGTGGTTCAAGATTTGTTGTTTCTGTGTCATTGTTATTGATTGGGTTAAAAAATACAGGTTTGTCTAATTTGTTTTCATACTTTTTAATAAAGGCTAATAAGTCCTCGTATGCCTCTTCGTTATACCAAGCATAGTGGTAAACTTCTGCCAAAAGCATCTGCCTTTCAAATGGTAGTAATTCTCTCATTAGCTTTTTTTAATTGTTTCTTTGATCTTGTTAAATTCGTCTAAGGTCTTGATAGATTTAATTTTCTCAATAGCTTTATACTTTTGCTCCTGAGTGAACTTTGTTTTATCAAGTGCTTCAATTAAGAACGCTTTTTGACCTTCGCTGACCTCGTCTTTATGCTCATTGGTAGCGTCTGCATCTTTGGTGTCGTCGATTGCAAACAAGCCATTAAGAGCGTACTTACGAGCGTATGAACTTGCTGCTCCGGTAATCTGTGAAGCATCCATTCCCTTCTTGTTTTCTTCTTCTCTGGCTAGTCCTGTGCAGGTTATATTATCTTCTCCGTTACTTAGACAAGCGGTTGCCTTTACATATACTCTACCGCCTACTTCGATAACTTCGTCGCTTAGCATTAAAGCATAGCCGTATTTATGGCAGATAGGTTTTGCTGCTTCGATAATATCTTCTGCACTTCTGTACTTGTATTTAGCAAAAGCGTTAAATTGGTTTTTAGGTGCTTTAAGCTCCTGTTGGATTTTAATTAGGCTCATATTATTGGGTTAAAGTTAAGGTAATGTTTACGTTATTTTTATTACATTCGAACCAATTATTCTGTTTGTTAAAATTTAATTCATATCCTAATTGATTTAAATGCTCCATTAAAGAAGCAGTTGCATATCCTTGTAATTTTATCTCGTAGAAAAGTGTTACACAGTAAAACTTGTCTAGGTCTAAACCTAAGTTTAATAAATCTTCTATTTGTTTTTTCATTGTTATTGGTTTTGAATTGAATAATGTTCTAAAATTTCTATGATTGGCTCTTGTCTTTTTTTAAGGCTAACAAAGTATTCGTAAGCCTGTGAATATTCTAAAAACATACTTGCCCCATCATATTTATTATCTAGCAAAGTGTAGTAGAATATAGTGCCGTCTGGCTTCGTTTCTTTTACAAAATCAATTTTCATTTGCTTGAATTTTTAAGTGTGAATGATATTCAGTCCAACGCTCAAAGGTGCTATCTACCCAAAGTGCAAAGGTGTAATCATCATCCTCATAATCGTAATTCTTAGGCAGTAAGCGAGGGTCGTTCGGGTTTTGTGTACTGCTCCCGTCTTGCAGTAAGATGTTCCCGTATCGCTGATATTGGAACTTCTGGTAGGTGGTTAAATGTGTCATTTTGTGTTTTGTTTCAACAAAGATAACACATTACACAATACAAAGTGCAAAACTTTAAAATTTATTTTTGTAACCTTGTTGCAAATAATGTGGCTTATATAGGATAAAAGCACATCAAATTGTGCAGTTTATAGCACATTATGTACGCCAGAACGTACAAAGTAAAGCTAAATCTTGACTAAAATTGTAATAAAGTAAAGGTATAACTTGCCAAACTCGGTAGTAAAATGCAGCCAAAAGTAGTAGTATTACTACCTTTTTTATAATATTTTGTTGTACCTAAATTATAATAAGTTGCACTTTATAGCAACTTTTGATAATAAAGTTTGTCAGAACCCCCGTAAGAATATTCTGGTAAGTAAAGCCTAAAACCGCAATCTATAAGGTTATTAGCGGAAGGAAAGTTGTCGAGTGTTGTGTATGTAATAGCTATGTGGCAAAAGGTAGATGCTGCTTTAATCCTGGTTCTTATCATTCGCCTTTGTATACCTTGCCCTCTGTAATTTTTTTTAACCCAAGCTCTGTTAAATATGCAGATGCCTTTGGAATAAATTGATCCACAATAAGCTACTATCTCGCCTTCGTCAAGCATAACCCACCACTCCCGGTTGAACTGAAACTCATCTCCGCAACCCTTAAAGTTTGGGTTGTTGTAATCTAGTTCTCTTAGTTGCTCGTAGGTTTCTCGGTGTAAGATATTACCGAAGCTAAATATCTTTTTGAGGTGCATTGTGTATAGTTTCGAGTTTGGTTAAATATAAAATAGCGTCTTGCAGCTCTTCCTTCAAATGCGTTATCCATTGCCCTGTGCTTAAATCTTCTCTGTCCATTGTAGTTCCGTACTTAACTTTCCCTACTTGCTCACGGCTTCGCATATCTTCTATAACTGCTGCTAATATTTTGCTATCCATTTATTTGTCGGTTTTGCTATGTATCTTAAAACAAGTCTTACACTTATATAAAATCTTCTTTACTCCTGTTGCGGTTGTTCTCCTCATTTGTATAGTAATCTCATCGCTGCCACACTCAGGGCAAGAGCCTCTATCCTGACCGAAGATAACTCCGTAATGTGTTTTGGGTTCTATGTGTAGCTTCAATGCGTTAAACACCTGCTCTAATAAAACTACATCCTTCTGGCAGTACTTAATCATTTTAGCCATAGCTACTTTATCCTTATGCAGAACTATGTCCTTCCATAAACTATATTCTGTTTTGATCTTAGTGCCAATACCCAAGTAGTCAGCTATATAGTTAAGCTTGTTGCTATTAAATCTAAACTTTTGACGAGCTACCTTTAACGTGTCAATAGTAACATAAGAAGGGAACATATCTATGCCATGAAATAAACACCTGGTTCTTATCCACGGCAAATCAAACTTGTCTCCGTTATGCCCTATAAGTTCTGATGCAGTATTGGCTACCTCTACAAACTTTTGCAGCATTCTTTTATCGCATTGCTTACTATCCCATTCCAAATGATAAACCTCTTTCTCATCTTCCCACTTGTAGCATATACAAATGATTGCCCGTTCTTTGATAATACTTTCGGTAGAGATGTTTAGTTTGTAACCTGCACTCCAAAAGAAACCGATATTTGCCGAAACTTCGATATCGAAAAATAGACGTTTACGTTTAGATTTGAGCAAGTTGTTTTTTGTCATAGTATCTTTTTTTCACCTTTTCCAAGATGCGTTGTTTATTTTGTATATACCAACTGTGTTTATACTTTACCTTGTCTTTACATCTCCCGTCTTTATATCCGCCCATTAATTCTGGTGTGTTACAAATATGCAATCCTGTTTCTATTGAATGTCTTATATTTTCTGCTACTGTAACATACTCTAAATTGCTCGGTCTATTATTTGTTTTTACTCCGTCTTTGTGATTAACTACATAATCTTTTGGCCTCTCTCCTAAAATAAACTTTGCTACTAACGAATGAATTTGATAACTTTTGTTATTCATTTTCACTCTTAAATATCCGCTTTCGCTTTTATTAACCGATAACTCTCTACCTTTTGCGTGTTTGGAGTTACTAAACACTTTTACCTCTCCTGTTTCTAAGTTTATGCTTACTTCATAATACTTAGGCATTTTAAACGTTTTTATCATATTCTTTGATTTTCTCAAAGATACCAAACTTTATTCATTCAACAATTATTTTTGGCTGAATTTATCTATTGTAGTAGTACCCATCGCAGCTATGCAAATAACCATAACGGCATCTACAAGTTTATCCGAAGGGGCAATCTCTTGATGCGTAAAGCTATTAGCTAATAAGGTAATACAAATAAATAAAGCCGATAGTAAAGCAATAACTCGCTTTGTAGATACGCTACCTCTCTCGTCTGCTAATAAGTTGGCTAACCATTTCATATTTTTAATTTAAGGTGTGAAATATAATTTTGATTCTGCATCTCTGCGTCTGGTAAGTCCTGCTAATACTTTGCCCCCAGCCTTGTTCCATTTAGCAAACTCCTGAGCTATTGTAGGGTCGTTAGGGTTAGCGTTTACTTTTCTTAATAAAGTAGAGCTTCTAAGGTTACCGATACCTGCGTTATACGCAAAGCTTGTAAGTGCAGCGAACTGATTAGGTGTAACTGAACTCTTAACTAATGGCTTTACTCTATCAGCAAAGTCCTTAGCTATGATTTCAAATAACTCATTTGCTCTTTGTTGCGTAATCTTATCTCCTGGCTTTACAGGTGTTCCGTCTTCATAAAAGGTATTACCATAGCCGATAGTATCTTTTGCTGCGCTGCATTTGTAAGCTACTAATTTGCAGCCCTCGAATAATTTGATTAGGTCTTTGCCTCTGTCGTTTAATTGCATTTTAATTTATTTGTGAGTATAAAAATAAAGTTAGCATAGCAAACAGAACAGAATTAAGCCTGTGTAGTTTTATTTCAAACTGCACCGCTTTTTCGTACTGCTCATAAATTGCTATATTTTTATAGTACCTGTTTCGATAATCGCTTAACGTATCAATCGCAATTTTATTGCGTTGTGTTAAAGTATCTTTTAAGGTAAGTAAGTCAATGCGTAAGCTATCCCTTGTCTTAATGTTAGCTCTTAATAAGCTATCTATACGGGTGTTCTGGTAGCTTACTAAATTAGTTAGACTATCAAAAGAGTTGTTAATCTTCTCGCCTTCTGACCGGCTAATAACAATTTTGTCCTCGCCGCCTATCTTTTTAACGTATTGGGCGAAGCTGAAACTTGGTGCTATTAGTATCGACAGAATTAGCAGAATCCAATTTAGCCTTAACTTCATTTAGTTCTGTTTTTAATTCTTTTACTGTTTCCTTTAAGGTAACTATTGTTTTTACTGTCTTAGTAATTACCTTCTTGTTATCCTGAGCTGCCACCCCTTGCACCTCTACACTCTGCATCTGGCTTTGTTCTACTTTATTTTTAAGCGTTTCTAATTGCGTGTCTTGTTTAACTCCGCAACCTATCAATGCAATAAGTATCAAATAACGCATTTACTTAAACTTTTTTAAAGCCTTTAAGTCTACTGCCATTTCTAAACGAGCCGTACTTGCTGCGTTGCTGCTATCACTTTTACGCACCATTTCATACAAGCTCCCTATCTTTTCGTCTTGCTTTTCGTTACGCTTTGCGTTGTCTATATACAAATAACTAATGCCGCAGATACATAAAAATAGCATACCAACAACAGGGTTTTTACTAAATTCCTTGAATGAAATAGGTAACGGGTTAGCCGATACGTTTACGCTTTTTGCTGCTTTTGCCATATTATTTACGTCTCCAAAAGAATAAGATTAGCGTTATTATCAATATAAGGGCTATTAGAGCCTTATAGAACTCGCCAAAGGACTTATCCTTATTTTTAGTTATCTTCGAAATTTGGGTTGTTTCTGTGCGATTTAGAGCCATTGAGTCAGTCTTGGTCTGCTTACTATCCGTTTGCTTCTCTTTTGTGCCTCTTGTGTAGGTCTCGGTGTACTTAGGAACTGTTATCATACTATCCTTAGTAACCCACAAAGTATCGTAGTAAGTAATGGTCTTGGTAAAATACTCTTCCTTTTCTACTATTTTAGTAACGCTATCTAAAACGACTACACGCACAGAATCAAATGTTTTGACTACTGTGCTATCTAGACGCTCCGATGCTTTCTTTACAGAAGCGCACGAAGTAAGTAATAAAGCTAAAAGTATTAATCTCATTTTAGTTTCTTAGTCATTTTATAGTAATAGCGTATAGCCATACCGCCAGAAACAATAGCCACCAAACTTGCAATCAATGTGAATAGTGGTTGAATACTTGTAATGCTAATTGTTGCGCTTACTAATGATACCATTGTTGATTGGTCTGCTTGGTGGTTATTTTCCATTTATAGTTCTTCTTCTTCTTGTTTGTTAAATTCTATGCCGGTAGTCCAATCTTCTAAGAAGGTAAAATCTTCCAAGCCTTGTGGATTGACCACGTTAATTATTTGAAAATCAAATTCTTTATCATTTAAGGCTTCAATATCTTTTGTCAGCTTCTTAATGCCTTCCTTTGAAAATTTGTAATTTCCCTTCTCGTCTAATAATAAGCAGTCCTTATCATCGGTCTGAGCATTGTCTAAACGCAAAATCTCAACTTCGGCTTGATAGTCCTCGTGATGTTTTTTAACTCGTTCATAAATTTTAACGAGCTTCTTTTGGGTTTTAGTTTCGCTGTTACCGATTACGGCATTAAGGTTGCTCACTAATTGGAGCAGTTGTTTGTTCTTCATTTTCGTTGTTTTTTATTTGTAAAGATAATTGTGGATTGCTGAACGGCAAAGGTAATGTAACAATTTTTGGATTGATTTGGTCTGCTATCTGGCTATCTAAGTTCTGCTCTAAGGCTACTTGGTCAAGTCCTGCTTCTAACCAACCGCATACCATTTCATAGGTAACATCTTCATAAGGTACGAAGTTTGCCGGGTCAGGAGAAGCTACGCTTAACGTTCCGTAAACCTCAGCAAAGTATGTCTTGTCTTCGTCTACTTGCTCCGCTTGGTATCTCCAATGTACTACACAGATAACGTCTGTTAAACCTTCTGCATCTTTGGGGTAGCTATCTAAACTGCTTACCACCCATTTGTAAGTTGTTGCCATTTTTATTTTATTTTATCGTTTAATTCTTGAATTGCTTTAATTAACATAGGTACAAATATTGAATATTTAACAGATTTTAATCCTGTAATACTATCTGTGTCAATCATAGAAGGGAATATAGTTTCAAGTTCCTGTGCTATTACACCTATTTGTTTTTTGTCATCTCCTATTAGATTATAGTTTCTAACCTTAACTTTTAATAAGTCAGCAAGTTTAGAAGTAGTATCTATGATGTTTTCTTTTAAGCTAATGTCAGAAATTGCTCCGTAAGAGTTATTTGTGTTTTGTACGTTACCATTACCGCAAATTTGAATTTTATTACCTACACCTGCAATAGCACCTACAAAATGAAATGATGAAGTATTATTTGTATTGCCACCCATTTCGCTATAATACCCGTAATTGCCATTTGTATTATTTGAGTTTATTGCGCCTATTGATGTTGCATTAGCAGAATATACTGTAAGATTACCCGTACTATTTAGACGCATACGTTCGGTGTTGTTCGTAGCAAAAACTAATGGACCACTTAAAATATTAGATATAACAAATTCATTAGCTGCACCTCCTGCATAGTTGTAACCTATCAAAGCTGCAACTTGATTAGGTGCATTTGACCCATAAGTGAATTGAATAGAACCACCGCTTGTATTGCCATTAATTTCAAGACAAGTATAGTTTCCCGACTCTACTTTTAATCTATTAACTTGACCACCACCACCAAAAGTATTACCATTTGCAATAGTACCTGAACCTATAATAGAACTTCCAAGTACTTGTAATAAAGCGTTTGGCGAACTTGTTCCTATACCTACGTTACCGCTTGTTCCATTAATAGTTAATCTTGCAACACTATTTGTTCCTAAAACTAAATCTCTTATTGAACCACTTGAAAATACAGAAGCATAAGCATTAGTTCCTGTTGCTAAATCTCCACCCGTTGAACTATCGGTTCCAATTATCATATTTCCCCCGCCTGTACTTTGAATTTGAATTCTTACAGAACTTGTTGTAGTTGGAAATATTAATAAAGATTGTCCGTCTTTATTAATTCTAACTTGGTCGCTAAACCTTCCTGTACCTGTTACATCTAATCTATGTGTGTCGTTAGTATTTCCAATAGAAACATTACCCGATGCTTGTACTCGCATCTTCTCAGTAGAACTCGTAGCGAATATAGTAGCACCCGTTTGTGAAATCATTACGAAATCTCCTGCAACACCACCTGTAACATATTGCCCGTTTGCAGTAATAAGACCGAACTTTGCTTGATAAATAGCACCCGTAATTGCTTCGCCTAATGATACGCTAGGCGCAGCTCCGCTTATTCTTAATTGACTATCAGCAGTAGCGTTATGAATTTCAAGCGTCCTTTGAGGATTGTTAAGCCCGATTCCTAATCTATTATTAGTAGCGTCCCAAAAAAAGTTACTTGAACCTGTTATGCTTGTATCTCCATTAAAATACGCTACTCTACCACTTGCACTTATACCCGTTATCGGATTGGTTAAAGCGTTCTGCTTATTGTTAAAAGTAGTCCAATCAGTAGAACTTAAAGCACCTCTATTCGTTGCACTTGCAGTAGGTACGTTTAAAGTAATTACAGGGGTTGTAGTGCTATTAGCAACAGTAGAACTCAAATCAGTTCCCGTAGTTCCTATTGTTAAAGCAGCAACACTCGTTACTGTTCCTACTCCCGAACCGCCTACTAAAGCTAAAGTTCCACTTGCATCAGGAAAGGTATAGTTTCTTGAATTACTAGGGAAAATTAAAGTAGAATCATAGGTAGTTGAAGAAGGAGTAACTCTTACTACAAGTTGATTAGTATTATATGTTTCTAAAAGTACCCCGTTTGCTGCCCCTGACTTTATTCTTAAAGCCGAATTAATTGAAAGTAGACCTGTTAAGGTTCCGCCCGTTAAAGGAAGGTAAAGAGAAGATGCATCACTTGTAGTTAAGTAAGTTGAGCTATCTACACTACCATCGGCTTTTAAAAATTGCGAAGATGTACCGCCCGACTTTACTAAACTAGTTGCGTTTAACGTACCTATGATTGTAGCAGCGTTACCCGAACCGCTTGTCTTGTTTATGTATAAGCCTTCGCCATTACCACCCTTAGTAATATTTAAAGCAATACCACTTCCGCTTGAATGTGTTATGCCAACAGTATCGCCACTACCAGAACTTGAAAAAGTACCTTTAGCAGCAATTAAAGTATGCGTTCCTAAATCTACGTTAGCAGTTGCACCCGTGTAAGGAACAAAGCCTGTTAAAGAAGGGAAGGTTTCTAAAGTACCATTACCACGAATATACTGAGCCGTTGTGCCATTAAAAGCAAAAGCCAAAGTTCCAGATGTTGTTACAGGAGAACCACTAATTGTTACGCTATCCCCTGTAATAGATGCAGCAACACTTGTTACTGTACCTACTGCACCGCTTGAACGCTGCCATATAGTTCCTGAATAAATTACATAATCGCCAACCGCAAAAGTAATCGGACCCGCCCCAAAGTTTACTGTTCCTGCTACGTTACAAATATAAACATCTCCCGTGTCACCCGTTCCGTTTGCAAGTGTAGGTGTGTTAGTCGCTGCATTCCAAGTTCCTTTGTATTCCATAATAGAACTCGGTAACTGACTGATAGGAACTTTACCGCCACTATCCAAAGAAGCATAGCCATTAGCGTTGCCCTTTTCACTTCTTAGCTGATAAGTATCTAACAAAGCTTGTGAAGGGAACACCTCTACATAAGCAGAGCCAGTCCATAAGTAAAGCTTCTGGGTGTCTTTGGCACAATAAATAACGTTAATATCTCCGCTCACAGGGAACGAAGCTAAGTCATTATAAAAGCTAACTGCACCGCTAAAAATAGCCCCTAATTGTGCAAGTGTTATCTTCTTACTTACTCCACTAATCGGGTCGCCTATAATAGTTAAATCTGTACTCTCAGGAGCTAACTCAGTAGCTAATTGGTTAATCTTTTTTCCTATCATCTTAGTATGTATAAATAGAAGGCACTTGGCATCTATCGTTTAAGTATGGTAATTCCATTGTTATATCTATCTTAACTCCGGCAAGATAGTCAGGGTCGCTTTCGGTAAAATAAGTCATAGGCGCAGTTTCGCCAATATCCCATATAGCTTTGGGGTATCTTAACTGTGCTACTATATCCTGACCTACTAATGTCATATCAGACAAAACTTCCGTTTCGTTGCTCTCTTCCATTAGCATTCTATCCATAAAATAAAGGCTAAAATTATAAGTAATATTTTTAGCGTTTATAGTTGCACCCGTTAAAGTGTAGAACATAGCCGGATAAGTTACCTCTCCGTTGCTTAAACGTTCCCACACATCACCGAAGTACACGAAGTTAATTTGTTCGTGGTCGTTTCCTAGTGTCGTTATTTGCTTTACAATTTGGTTTAACGTTAGGCTCATTCTTAATTTTTTCTAAATAAACACGCAGTTTATTTTGGTTCTTTATTGTTGTTACTTTGCTCATATTTAACAGTCGCTACAACCTCTGTTTCCTTGATATAACTCCTCGAAGCTTTTACCTGCACAGCAATCAAAATCTCCAAGCCAGATGCTAGTTGTGTAAGCATCGTTCTCAGGGTGGATTGCATCAATGCCGCTTCCCGGATTCAAGTACTCAGGGTAAAGTGTAGAATATTCTTTTAAGTATTTAATCATTCTTTGCTTGTAGAACTCAGCTCTTGTCTTGTATCTATTAGCTACATCAATCATGTCCTGCATAGACGGGTTCTCGGTATTTTCTCCGCCCTTCCTTAACAAGCCTTTGTTATAGAACTGATAAGATAAACCCATTGGAAGCTCACTAAGTACATAGTGCACCAAAGTATCTGCTATGTATTGGTCTAATAAAATAACTTCATTAGCGTTTAAATTGTTAGCCGTTATCCCTGCTTGTAGTCTGTTATATAAAGCACTACCAAGCGCAGGTAGTATGTAAATGTCCTGAGCAGTTTTAATCTCAGGTAATACAAGTTTCTCGTCTACGTTAGCGTGTAAGCCAGAGCGGTCTTTAATATTTTGAACCGATATGAATAATGTGTTTAAGCTCATTTCTTATTTTATTTATTTTCTTCTCACAATATTGCTGCGCCACTCGTGCCTGCAACTTGGCGAATGTGTATTTGTACCCGGCTTAGTATACCAACCGCCTCTTCTATCCCAAACAGAATAGCCAAGTCTTGCACTCATTTGCTCAATCTCGCTACGGGTATAAAACTTATTAGCAGTAACTAAATATTTGCAAAAAGGTCTGCTTGTATCTAAATCGCCATCATTAAAACCTGCCTTCCATTCATAACTGTATCTAATTAAAATCTGAGTAGTCTCAGGCTTTATAGCTTCTACAATCTTGCTTATAGGCTGAGTTAATTGTCTCTCGATGATAACGTTGCTATCAATCCCTTTACCTTGCTTTACTTCGGTAGTCTTAATAAACCCCTTCTCGATTAAAATATCAATAACACGCTTAACCGCTCCTACATCTTCCTTCAAAGTGTCAGCAATTACTTCTGGGGTAATTCTCTTATCCTTAACAATTAAATCTAAAATATTAGATTGTAACTGCGTTACATCTGCAAAAGCCTGATAGTCCTCATCATCGCTAAATCTTGTTTTGCTTTTAAGAACTTCATAAGTGTTTCTATCATCTCCGAACTCGAAGAAAACTTGATAATCATCTTCGCTAAATTCCAACTCTTCACTACCAAGCCAAGTACTAACTTCATCATCAGTTAAAGCATATCCTGCTTTTAACATAGCAGTAGCTTGTTCTCTGCTTATCTTACCCTTGTTAAATTCTCTAATGATACGCTGCATATTTTGCCACTCACGACCCTTTAAGCCTTTAATATGCTCATTAACATTCAAAGGACTTGCTGCCATTGGTTGCTCTGTTTCAAGAGGCAAATTGTACTGAGTAGGGTCTATTCCTAACTTCTCTAAAATCCATTGTTTTGGTGCTACCTGTAAAATAACATTCTCGCTAAAATCTATTCCGATAGGGTCTACCGGCTGCAACTTTAACTCTACTGTAACTCCTGCATACTGACCGAGCATATTAAATACACCTTCAATCTGCATTTGCTTGTATCTAACATAGGTGTTATTAAAGATTTCATAGCTATCACGCATCTGTTGGCGGTTGCCTAATTGACCCGGCACAGCGATACCGAACAAGTCAGGGCTTGTAATCTGGTGACCGCTAAATATGTTAGTTTGTATTAACTCGTCTACTCTGCCAAAATCTTCTTTCGTTAAATCACTCGCACCTAAGTCATCAACAATAGGCTTTCTCGTTGCATCGTTTACAAAAGCAAGTAAATACTTTTTGCCGTCTGCACCCGTATACATATTATCGAACTGTCTGCTTACTGCTCTTTTTTCATCAGGGCTTGGCTCTCCGTTTGGTAAAGTAATAAGTTTACTAGCAGAAAACCCGGTCTGTGCATTTCCTAAAACGTGCTTACTTACTTCTACATCACTTTCAATGTAGTTAAGCGCACCGAAATAACCCGGAAGGCTATAAACGTTCATTCCCGGTCTGTATTCCTTTACATAAAGTATCTGCACTCCTTGTGGGTTAGCAGGGTTAAACGCATTGTATACCTCAGCTTTTTCTTGGTTGCGTGTAGCCTTCCAATCTTCCTTATACCAGAATTGAGTATTGTCTTTGTTAGTTCTAATCTTTGTATAATCACAGTGCCATAACTCAGCAATCTGTGCGCCCATTACACTCCATATAACTTGAATGTAAGCACCGCCAAACAACTCTAAGTCCAAAGCAACCTTTTTAGTAAGGTCGTTTAAGGTCTCTTCTCTATTTACCTTCTTAACAATAGCCTCTTCGCCTACCCATCCGTTCCCTACAATGTAGTTCACTTTGCCTCTAATGATAGCATTGTGCTTTGCTGATTTGTTAAATAGGTCTAATAGGTATTGCGGATAGTCATTGTTTTGACCATACTGCATATAACCTTCGCCTTTTTTCTCTTTATATTCTGGTTGCTTTGCTTCCGCAAATGTCAATACTTGTATTTCCATTATTGTCTAATTGTGAATGTGCTTGTTGTTTCGTATTC